GGCGGTTAATCTTCCTGGGCCATATAGGCCTAGGTCCGAATGCATTTCTACATTCGGCGGCACACAGTGATTAATATATCATTGGATGGAACAGACGAAGATCTTTCTTTGCCTGGTCTAATGTGTCGAGTACCTGGTCAACCAACCGGGATGTGGCCAACTGTAATACGTCTTTACGACGTATATAGAAGGACTCATCCCCTGTCGGTAAGCTAACCTCTTCAAGGAAGTTGTGAAACTCCCCTTTCATGAGAGCTTTGTCATTCATGGGCATTTTGGCGAGACGAAGATAAGTTTCTTCAACCTCACCATATACCTGTAGAATAGGACATGACCGGATAAACAGAAATGGATCTTCAACCACCCCAAATAATGATGTAGCAATAACAGTCAAATCCTCAGCAATTAAGCCGAGAGGTTTGGTGTTACGCTTATCAGTTATCTGTGATAGTGAGGTCCGGAAGAGCCTCTGATAGGATGGAATCATAACCTGTGGAACGTAATATTCCGCTGGAAACAATTTCATATCCTCCAGAAACTCTTCTCCGTGTCTAAGGAATGCCGCCCGTTGTAAAACGGACGCCATAGGCCTACGACCGGCGTGGGACTCTCGCATCATTAGAACTATCTCTAGTTTAAGGGAATGCTTCGAGATAAAACTCGAATTATACCCAATAGACTTAAGATAGCCTAAGGATGATTGAAGAATGTCTATACGTGGTTCCCAACGCTTCCGGAAGGATTCCTCGAAAATTGTCCCAATGGCTAAAAGCCAATTGTTACGATTCTCAAAGAGTCCTGCCAGAGGGAAAGGAGAAATCTCGGTCCCTTCATGGATGAATCGCTTAGCGAATTCAAACAAGTAAGGGCTTCGATGACTCTTTTCCACTCCGTAAGGAATGTCGAACCTTTGAAGCAACTCTAAATACGCATCAGCAACAGTATCGTTAGCAATAACGATATCATCACCGATCAGTATATAAGGACATCTCTTCCATGATACTTTAGCCTTTTTACAAGCTAGAAATACCAGGAAGTGATGAGCCAGAACAAAGACAGCCCATGATGAGTAGGCTCCCATTGGATTCCCAGTGGCGTAAGCAATGCTTGCTCCACGGTAGTCAAATGGATAACCGACCATTATGTTTTGCCAATGTTCAGAGTACTCGTTACCAAACATTGTGGATATGATATACTTTTGAAGGCTAATAGGAAATCTATCTGTAGCATTTGATAAATCAATACTATGGAAAGATGACCCATCGGCCCTCTCAAGGAGATCAATACCACGTGAATGGTCAAAGGTACAATCTTGGGGAATACGTGCTATTAGCTTAAATAGGTAATTATGCAGAGGCCGTAAAGCCTGCTGTGAATAATAATCTAAGATTGCTATTTCGCGATTCTTCCCTTCTTTATCCCGTAAAACCGATAAGCGTCTCAAAGACATTCTGGTTTCACCCAGATGTTTCTCGAAATACTTAGAAGTATATGGAATAAAGGCAAGATAGTTTGACATATCTTCTTGAAGTCTCTTTCCTCCAACAATGCCAATTGAGGTCCTAAGACCTTCTGGTAGTGAGAGAAGATCGAGATAAGATGTCCATAAGGCGTGACCTTTCGGTCCCTCCTTAACAGTCATCTTAAACTTCTTGAAGTCAAGTTTCGACGATCTGACCCCTAATTTCTTAGGATTCAGACCTAAAGATCGGAGGAAAGGTAAAATGTTCTCGCCTACCTCTGTGGGAAATCCAGACAAACTGGAACCCTGCAGAATCGTAGAAAAGGACGGTATACCATCCCCCTTCAGGAACCTAAAGACAGCAAGTACAGACAAGACTAGCCTTATTACAGGGTAGACTCGGTCAGACTGAACTTTCTTTAGGAACCGTAGATCTTTTGGAAACTTAATCGCATTCCTGTCACTGGAACACAACCTCTCTTTAGATGTCTCTTCCAGAACCTTTAAAAGTTCAAGACGAGTTTTCTTCACATAGCGGATAGCCTCGGGTTTACCCCGGGTATCCAATATGCGGAACATCTTAGAGAGCAACCTCTGGATATTAGTTGTGTGCCCGACACCAGTAAAATGGTGCTCGAGCCAAGCAACTAGACGGCTGAAGAACTCGAATTTTGTCAGTTTCAAACCTGACTTTAATTTAAGTTTCTTCATATGTATAATCGCTTAGGTCTCCCAAGAAGGGGAGTCACCAGGCGGCCAATGCATAAAGCACCGGGTCACCACATGACAGCCCCTTATCCCCTCTGGGATGAGGAGATGTTAAGCCAGCTTAATTGCGGGC